AGACACTGTAAAAGGTGTCTTTTTTTGTCAATGAGCAATTTTATAAATTCTAGCAAATCTTAGATTTTTTTATGTTTTTATAATTATTTTTTGAAGTTCTTACAATTTTTCTTTTTAGCTAAATTTCTTATAAATCCTCTAGCATTCGAACGTCTATTTAAGTAGTTTTTGTGTTCCTTATTTTTTCAATCTACCTTTTGTCAGCCTCTTTTTGTTGCTTAGCTGTTTTATAGCCTTTTCTTTTTTCTTTCATTCTTACCTACAAACAAAATATATAATTGTTATTAATACTATAACAGAAAATATAAATTGTATTTTTTCTTTTAATGTAGTTTTTTTGATTTTAAACTTGATTTTCAAAACTATTTTTGCTATAATGAAGTCGTAAAGGGGTTATTTTTCCCTTACGATTGTAAATTCTAAACTAACAAAGAAAAGATTGATTTTGAACTTGAATTCTTTAATTGTTAGTTTTTTTCTTTTTTCCGATGTTTCGTCGGCTTCATTATATCTTTCCTCCTTTTTTATATATTATTTCATATTATTATCATGATATCAATACTTTTTAAAAAAATTTTAAAAAATATTTATACATAAAACTTGAATATCTATTCACTAAAAAATATGGCAAAAGTTTTATTGTTTTGTGTTGCCATTGGTGTGCCATTTTATATAATTTTATATAAAGTTATATAATGTTATATAAAAACTCAATAAAAAAGTTCCTGAAAATAAGCCATTTTATAAACTTATATAACAAGAACTAATGTTTGGTGGAGATGGTGGGTGTCCTACAATTAATATATAATATTATTGATATTTCAATAAATTAATTTGTTTCTGTTTGCCTATTGTTTGCCAATAAGTCAAACTTATTAATTTCTTTTTCTAAATGTGTTTTTGATATATGTGTATATATATTCATTGTTGTTTGATAATTAGAATGTCCTAATAAACTTTGAGCAGATTTTACATTTACACTCATTTCATATAATCTACTAGCATAAGAGTGTCTAACTCCGTGAAAAGTTTTCTCAGGTATTCCTGATTCTTTACAAATTTGTTTTACTCTTCTATTAGGTCTTTTATGTTCAATGGGATTTCCTATATCATCTGCAAAAATCAAATTATTATTTTTGTAGGCTTTCTTTAATTTTATTCTTAAATTATCTTGTCTTTCTTTATGTTTTACTAATAATTCAACTATATTTTTAGGTATAGGAACTAATCTTATACTAGATTCTGTCTTTGTGGTAACTAATTTTAATTGTCTTGTTTTCGTTCCATCATTATTAATTTTATATTCATTTTGATATTGCTTGTTTATATTTAAGTAATTATCTTGAAAATCTTCCCAAGTTAGAGCGGTTATTTCTCCAAGCCTTAAACCTGAATAAAATGTAGTTAAAATCAATAAATCAACTGTATTTTTAGTATCTAAATATTCTATGAATTGCATCTGCTCTTCATAGCTAAAAGATATGTTTTTCCTAATTTTTATTTGTTTAGGTAACTTAACACCTTTACAATAATTTTTAAATAAAAATTCATGGTCTATAGCCCAATTAAGACAAGAACTAAATAGATTTAACAACCTTTTTCCGTTATCAATAGAGATTAATTGTTCAGATAACAAAGAATTAATATGATTTTGAAAATGTATAGTTTTTAAATCTTTTAATTTTATATTACAAATAGGGTGATCTTTTATCTTTAATCTCCACAAACTTTCATATCTTGCAAATGAATTTGGTTTTATTTCTAATTTTTTATAGTTAAAAAACCAATTTTCAAAGAATTCTCCGAAATATATTTTTTCTTTAGAATAAGAGTCTGTATTTATCAAAAATAATGCTTTTTGCATTTTTTGAAAAACTTCTTTTTTACTTGATCCTGTTATTGTTTCTCTTAATCTTTTTCCGCTTCTATCTTTTCCTATTGAGATTTGTGCAACAAAATAGTTTTTTCTGTTCTTAACTTGATAAATTGCACCTTCTCCTTTTAATCTTCTTTTTTGCATAAAAATAGCACTTCCTTTCTGGTTGTGCTAATAATAAATGTATGATATAATTATTTTGTCAGAATAGTGTATATCATACACTTATAAATTAGCTTCCATATATTGTGGGGGCTTTTTTATTATTTATTTTACTTCAAAATTTTTTTGTCCTAAATCTTTTCCATCCATACCCTGAGTTGCTTTTAAAGTAACTGGAGTTGTTTCGTCTGATAATTCATAAGCAAAAGCATTTTTCACAGTTCCACCTTTTTTTATTTTTACATTTTGTGTATCTAATAAGCTAAAATCTGGATGTGCTGCAACTTTAAGTTCATTAACCATGTTTTTATTATTGTCTTGTATTGCTGTAAAAACAGATATCCAAGCTATAGAAGGGTCTATTTCTTTATCTGATTTATTTGTTGTATTATACCAAAAAGCTATAATAGGTTTTGAGCCATATTCATTTCCTTTTTCGCCAACTTTAATTATTTTGTACTCAATAATTTCAATTTTCAAATCATTAAGTTCAGCAACCTTTCCATCAAAACCGATATTGTCTTTCTTTTTTTCTTCTTTTTTCTCTTCTGTTTTTGTGGATTTAGTTGTTTTTGTTTCTTCTTTTTTTGGTTCTTCTTTCTTTCCACAACTAACTAAAAATAAACTTGCTAGCATTAATGCTAAAATTTTTTTCTTCATAAATAAAATCCTCCTAAATAAATATATTAAATACTCTCAACACTAAAATTAGGGTTGAATCGTATTTTGTAACCATTAACTATAGAGTAGGGAGCATATTTGCTTTTGTAATAATCCATAATTTTGCAAAAATCTTCAGAACTTATACAAAGCTCTTCTAAAATATCTTCATACTCCACATTATCTATTTTATATTGTATTAACTTTTCTATTGGCAAAATCTTTTTATATGCCCATCCGTTCGCTCTCATTTCTTGCAGTGCATTTTCTTCTGTTTTAGCTAGTGCATTACCTTTTAATGTTTCGTGATGTCCTAACTCATGAGCTAGTATTATATTGTATTTATAAGGCTTTATTTCTTCATTAATAAAGACATTATTATCAATATATAAGCCTTCAAAGTTTTCATTCTGAAAATACACTTCATTTATAGATATTTCGTTCTCATAAGCAAACTGCTCTAACTCTTCTTTTTTAGTCATTATTCTTCCTTTTCGCTTTTACAAAATCTATATATTTTTGAATATCTTCTAAATCTTCTTCAGTAAATTCATCATCCCTATGACTTGCTGCAATTCTTTCTATACCTGTTAGGTTTAAATCGTCTATTGTTTTTATACCTAACAAGTAGTTTAAATCAATATTTAACACCTTTGCAAAAATAGGTGCATCATTTATTGGAAAATCTCTAGATCCATTAAAGTATCTTGATATTGCAGATGTAGACACACCAGTTTTTTCCGCAATTTCCTTTTGATTTAAATTCAATTCTTTCATTCTATTTTTTATAATTTCTATTACTTCGCTTGACGGTCTTAATTTATTCATTGGATCACTTCCTTTAGGTATATTATAATCCTATAATTTCAAATTGTCAATATTTTTTTAAAAAAACTAAAAAAAATTTTAAAATACTATTGACAAACGGGGATTAATAGTTTATAATAATAAATGTATAAAGGAGGTGATACTTTTGAAAGACAAAAAAATCGAATTTAATTTGAAAGAATTAAAGTATCAAAGACAAAGAAGAGAATTGACACAAAAAGAGATGGGAGCGGCATTAGGAATATCTGCAAGTACTTATAATCAAAAAGAAAATGGGATTATAAATATAACTGTAGAAGAATTAAATGTTATTTTAGAAAAATTAAATATAAACGATATTAATATTTTTTTCAAATAAAAATCCCCGAATGTCAATTAAAAAAACAAAAAAAGAATTGACAATCAGTCAACTAACAAGGAGGTGAAACAATGGAAGATAAATTGCTATTAACTACTAAAGAATGTGTCGAGTATATAGGTATAGGAGAAACTACTTTAAGAAATTTAGCTAAAACTTATGATGATATTCCACATATTTTTATAGGAACAAAACTATACTTTATAAAATCAGAACTTAATAAGTGGTTGATAGAACATAAAGGAGAAATCCTAAAATAAAAAAGTACGTCTTATAAATTTATGAAAAATTTGACGTACTAAAAAAATACACTAAACACATTATATTAAATAAGAAGGAGACTGTCAAGATGAACGAACTACAAAATAATATTATAAATACTTCAATAATAAATATTTTAAATTCTAAACAAAAAGTAGAAGTAAAGGAAGAGATCATTGAAATCGTAAAAGATAATTCAAAAGAAGAAATTGAAGATTTAAAATTTAGAAACAAAGTTCTAACTGTAGCTTTAATAGGAGTTACTTTTATGGCTCTTTTGGTGTAATACTATGAAACCTACAAGAAAAGAATTACTAGATAGTATTGATAAATGTATCTTAAAGCTGAAATGTTTAAAAGTTGACTGTGAAAAAAATGCAAAAAACGGAGAATACAACAGTGCAGAGGTACTAAGAGTAAAACAAGATGTAAAAAAAATATTAAGGAGGTTTTAATGGCTAATTTATACGAAATATCAGAAAGATATAAAAATATACAAGATTTAATAGGAAATGAAGAAATAACAGAAGAATTTTTAGAAAAAGCTGCAGATGATGTAGAAGATGAGTTACAAGAAAAACTCTTAAATATAGCTAAATTATGCAAGAACATCAAAGGTAATAAAGCTATGATTAAAGAGGAAAGAGATAGACTGAAAAATAAAGAAACTATATTAGATAATCAACTAAAATCTTTAGAAAACTATACTAGATTATGTCTTAATAATGCAGGACTTAACAAAATGGATCTAGGAGTTTTTAAAATCTCTATTAGAAAAAACGAAAGTACAGAGATAACAGATTTAAGTCTTATTCCAAAAGAATTTTTAAAGTTTAAAGACCCTGAACCTAATAAGACTGAAATAAAAAAAGCTATTAAGGAAGGTAGAGAAATTAAAGGTGCAGTAATTATTGAAAATGAAAGTTTGGTGATTAAGTAATGAAGATAACAAAAGCTACAGAATTAAATAATAAGAAATCTTGCTACTTAATTTATGCAAATCCTGGAATGGGAAAAACTACTGCAATTAAATTTATTAAAGGCAAAACTCTTTTAATTGATATTGATAAGTCTTCAATAGTTTTAAAAGGTGAAAAAAATATTGATATTGTGGAAGTTGATACTCATAACATTTTTGATAACTGGATTAGTATTGTTACTGAATTAATAAAAGGTGCTGCTAAAGATTATGACAATATTGTTATAGACAACGTTTCAGAACTTTTCAGAAGTTGCCTAGCTAATCTTGGAAGAGAAGGAAAGAATAACAGAGTGCCTTCACAAGCTGATTATCAAAGAATAGATTTTACTATTTTAGATAGTTTAAGAGCTTTAACAAATCTAAATAATAGAATTATTTTTACAGCTTGGGAAACTTCTGATGTCTGGACTGATGAGAGTACAGGTCAAATGTATAATCGTTCAATGCCAGATATAAGACTTAAAATTTTAAATAACTTTTTAGGACTTTGTGATGTAGTTGCTAGATTAGTTTGTAAAAAAGATGAATCAGGAGAAATCATTAGAGGTTTCATTCTTGAACCTTTAAATAGTGTCTATGCTAAAAATAGACTTGATAATAGAAAAGGTTGCAAAGTGGAAGAGCTGATAACAAATGTATAAACTTTATCCACATCAAGAAGAGTTAGTTCAAGAAGCAAAAAACTCTTTTAGAAAGGGCTTTAAAAGTCCTTGTATAGTTTCCCCTTGTGGAAGTGGAAAATCTGTTATTATTGCCGATATTGTAAAGTCTGCAACAGAAAAAAATAATAGAGTTTTATTCCTTATCCACAGAAAAGAACTTAAAGACCAAATTATAGAGACTTTTAAAAATTATGGTGTTGATATGAGTTTTGTAGATGTCTATATGGTTCAAACTCTAGTTAATAAGCTAGATAAAATAGAAAGACCTAACTTGATCATTACAGATGAAAATCATCATGCTTTAGCTAAAACCTACAAAAAAATTTATGATTATTTTTCAAGTTGCTTAAAGTTAGGTTTTACCGCTACACCAATTAGACTAAATGGAGTCGGACTCTCTGATGTTAATGATGCTTTAGTTATAGGAAAGTCAGTAAACTGGCTAATACAAAATAATTTTTTAGCTAATTTTAGATACTTTGCACCAGAGATTATAAATACTCATAATCTAAAAGTTACTCACGGAGATTATAAAGTTTCTGATTTAACAATGAATAGAATAATATACTCAGATGTTTTAAAAACTTATGAAAGACTTGCAAAAGGTAAAAAAGCCATTTGCTATTGCCCTAATGTAGAGTTTAGCAAGAAAATTGCTAACGAATTTAGCGAGTCAAATATAAAAGCTATTCATTTAGATGCTAAGACAGAGAAGAAAGAAAGGGAGTCTATAATTAAAGATTTTAGAGAAGGTAAAATTCAAATCCTCTGCAATGTTGACCTTATAGGAGAGGGCTTTGATGTTCCAGACTGTGAAGTTGTTATTTTGCTTAGACCTACAAAGTCTTTATCACTTTTCATTCAACAGTCAATGAGATCTATGAGATATAGACCGAACAAAACTGCAACTATTATTGATTGTGTTGGAAATGTTGAACGTTTCGGACTACCTAATTTAGAGAGGGAGTGGAGCTTAGAAGGAGAGACAAAAGAACAAAGAGAAAGTAAATTACAAGATAACCCGAAGACTTGCCCTGAATGTTTTGCAGCAATAGATAAAAAATACTTAATTTGTCCCTGCTGTGGCTTTGAGTTTAGAGCGGAACAGGAAGTCGAAATTGATACTTCAGTCGAATTAAAAGAAATAAAAGAAAATGATTTTAGTTTTAGACTAAATACTAAAGACTGGAAAGAATGTAAAAATATGAAAGAACTTAGAAACTGGTGTATAGATAATAATTACAAACCAGGTAGAGCCTATTATTTAGGCAAAATATTAAAATTAATTTAAAGGAGAATAAAAATTATGTTTAAAATGGATTTCAATGATTGTCAAAGTTTTGATTTATTACCAGAAGGAGATTATGAAGTTATTATTGATGATGCAAAGGTTGCTTTAACTCAAGCAGGAAAAGAACACATTCAACTAACTTTAAAAGTTAGAGACGATATAGCTACTCAAAAATATGGAAAGAGACTAATTTTCTATAAGATGTGGAAAAGACTTGAAACTGATAGCTATT